CACTCGGACGAGCAATTGGCACAGATTGCCGCCAGTATCCGTGAATTCGGCTTCAACAATCCGATCCTGGTGGATGGGGAGCGCGGGTTAATTGCTGGTCACGGCAGACTGCTCGGTGCGCGCAAACTGGGGCTGACCACTGTGCCGGTGATTGAACTCGCGCACCTCTCCCCCACACAAAAGCGCGCTTACATTCTGGCCGACAATCGCTTAGCCGAGAGTGCAGGCTGGGACAACGAGTTGCTATCCCTTGAACTGGCGGATCTGTCAGCGGCGGAATTCGATCTGGACCTGCTGGGCTTTAGCGCCGATGAACTCGATAAATTGCTCGATAGCGAGAACACCGGACTGACCGATGATGACGCTGTACCTGAGGTCACCGAGTCGGCAATCTCCAAATCCGGTGATGTGTGGTTGCTCGGTGAGCACAAGCTGCTGTGTGGGGACGCCACCAAGGCAGAAGATTACAAAGCATTGCTCGGGGATGAGCTGGCCGACATGACGGTCACCGACCCGCCGTACAACGTCAACTACGCCAACACGGCCAAAGACAAGCTGCGCGGCACCCACAGACCGATCTTGAACGACAACATGGGCGAAGGGTTCTCCGCATTCCTGCTTGCGACCTGCCAAAACATTCTTGCGGTCACTAAGGGTGCGGTCTATATCGCGATGAGTTCATCTGAGCTAGACACGCTGCAATCGGCATTCCGTGCCGCTGGTGGCAAGTGGTCAACGTTTGTCATCTGGGCGAAGAACACGTTTACGATGGGCCGCGCCGATTACCAGCGCCAGTACGAGCCGATTCTCTACGGTTGGAAGGATGGCTCACAGCACTACTGGTGCGGTGCGCGCGACCAGGGCGATGTGTGGCAGATCAAGAAACCACACAAGAACGATCTTCATCCAACCATGAAGCCCGTGGAGTTGATGGAGCGCGCGGTGCGCAACAGCAGCAAGACGCGCGACATCGTACTGGACCCCTTCGGTGGTTCGGGCACCACGCTGATCGCCTGTGAGAAATCAGGCCGTCGCGCACGGTTGATGGAATTGGATCCGAAGTACGCCGATGTAATTATTCGGCGCTTCCAGGATTACACCGGTAAGCAGGTCACGCGTCAAAGCGACGGAGTGAGCTTCAATGCGCTGTGTCCGGAAACGGGCGCCGCTTAGTGGCGGCAGATCCACAATCAATAATGATCTGTGAAGTGCTTGCCTTCTCGGCCGAACAGAGCGTGAATGGGGTTGTCGCAACCCAACCAGAGAAGGCCCATCATGAAAAACGAAAACGAATTTGTAGCTGAGATGACCCGCAAAAACGCACGCGAGTCCCTGGTCAATGCGCGCAACACCCTGGCGCGCGCGCTGCAGGAAATGGACAGCTTTGTGGCGAAGTTTGACGCCGCTGCCACCGATGGTGATCGTGCCAAGATTCTCAACTGGACGATCAACCACCTGGTCTCGAGCATCCAGCCCAATCTGCGCATCGACATGCTGGCCGATAGCCAGAGTGAGCTGGCCAAACGGGGCTAAAGGGCATCCTCTCAGGCACCGATGCGGTACACACGCTCGCCACCAGATTCTTTGCTGGAGTCGATGGTGAGCCCGAGCTTCTTCTTGAACGCGCCAGCAAACGTACCACGCACTGTGTGCGATTGCCATGAAGTCGCCTCACAGATCTGTGCGATGGTCGCCCCCTCGGGGCGCTGCAACATCGCAATCACCTGCGCCTGTTTGCTCCCCTCTCGCATGCGGGGTTTGGCTGCTTTAGCTTGTGCTGCCTCAGCGTTGGCGATGACGGCATTGAGTGCGGCAAGCGTGACCGGGCCGCGTGCTGGTGCAGGTCGTGGCATACCGAGCGCGTCGTAGCCCTCGGCGGCAACGCACCAATGCACACCGTCACGGGTGATCAGGGCGCGATTAGAAAGCGCATCGATTACTTGCTTGCGTGCACCCCCCTTCAAGTTGTCGGGGAACCAGCTGAGCCGTCCCTCGGTGTGGTGAATGGCGTGAGCGAGGATGGCGTGTTGTGAGGCGCTGAGTTGTGGGGTCATGTGATGCTCCTTTGTGGTTGATGACAGCGACATGAACACTTCATTTTGGAAGTTAATCAACTCAATTCTGCAGAAGATTCCAGCACCGTCTGTTACTGGTTATTGATTCTCCGCCATGCCGCGTAAAGCGCCCACGCCCTGCCGACACCCGAGTTGTGGTGCGGTGCTGGCGCAGCCTGGCTACTGCGACGTCCACCGGACAGATCAGCGTCAATGGGACAGCACTGCTCGCAAGCGCCAACGGCAGGCGAGTCGCGCTTTGCCGACCAACAGCGCGGCCTGGCGCGCCATCCGTGCGCACGTACTTCGTGAAGAACCGTTATGCCGGGCGTGCCAACAACGAGGTGTTCTGCGTGCAGCAAGCGTGGTAGATCACATCAATGGAAATAGTCACAACAATGAACCATCGAATTTGCAATCAGTCTGCGGTCCGTGTCACGCCGCTGTTACCGCACGACACGATGGCGGTTTCGGAAACCCGAGGGTTCGCCGTAAAAGCGGCGTGGCTAACCGATGCAAATGACATATGACAATGGGGTGGTGGTGTCTAATATCTACAATGTAATCAATGAGATGCGTGCGCTTGCACAGATTTTTGCGCGTGCAAATTGAAACTTTTTTTCTTGTGCGCAATGCGCCTATGAAAGATGGAATTTTCCAATATTCAACCCACAAGGATGCAATCCACATGGCTGGACGTAAGCCGCTGCCGCTGGCGATCAAACAGATCAAGGGAACCGTGCAGAAATGCCGCACGAACCTTAACGAACCGCGGCCTACGACAACATTGAGCAGCCCGCCCGATTACATGAGTGATGTGGCCAAGGAGGCTTGGACCTACGCCATCACCAACTCCCCGCCCGGGCTCTTGTCAGCTCTGGACGGCGCGGTGCTCGAGCGCTGGGCCAACTGCTCAGGCCTGTACCGCGAGGCGCTGGCCAAGATCAATCGCGCCGGGGTGTCCGGGATGATCATCAAGACGCCGAGCGGCATCTTGCGTCGCTCGCCGCTGATGGATGTAATCCGCGAGTTGGCCATGGAGATGAAGGTCTACGAGACGGAGATGGGGTTTACCCCTGCGGCGCGCTCGCGAATTTCAGCACCCAGTGATACGCCACGGGACAACGACCCCTGGTCTGACATCGCAGGCTGATGGCACCACGCAACTATGCCGCTGTTGCGCGCCAGTACGCCCGGGACGTGGTGGCGGGCAGAATTTCGACCTGCAAATGGGCGCGCCAAGCCTGTCAGCGCCAATTGGATGACCTGGAGCGCTTCAAGGGGCCGGACAGTGCTTACCGGTTCAATCCAAAGCTCAACGACAAGTCTGGCAAGGCGTTCACACCCGCCGACAACCTGTGCGCGTTCATCGAGCGCCTGGCGCATGTGAAGGGGCCGCTGGCCGCAATGCCTATCCACCTGGAGCCATGGCAGGTGTTTGTCCTCACCACCGTGTTCGGGTGGATCAAGCCGGACGGCAAGCGGCGGTTCCGACGGTCGTTCGTAGAAATCCCGCGCGGGAATGCCAAGTCGACAATTTCTTCGGCGCTGGCGCTGTACATGATGGCCGCCGATGGCGAAGGCGGTGCGGAGGTCTATTCGCTGGCTACGACTCGTGATCAGGCGCGGATAGTGTTTGGCGACGCGCAGACGATGGCCAGGCAGTCGGCCGGGTTCCGCAACCGATTCGGCGTCACGGTGGGGGCCCACAACATCCATGTCCTGAAGACCGGCTCCAAGTTCGAAGCACTGTCGGCAGAAGGCTCAACGCTTGACGGCCTGAACATTCACTTTGGCTGCATCGATGAACTGCACGCGCACAAGACGCGCACCGTCTATGACGTGGTGGAAACCGGTACCGGCAAGCGCGACAACTCGCTTCTGTGGGTGATCACCACCGCCGGCAGTAACCGAGCCGGCATCTGCTACGAGGTACGAACCTTCGTCACCAAATTACTCGATGGCGTGTTCGAAGACGACAGCCAGTTCGGCATTATTTATGGCTTGGATGATGGGGACGACTGGGTCACCGAAGCGTCGCTAATCAAGGCCAACCCCAACTGGGGCGTGTCGGTGCGACCCGAGGTGTTGCTGCCGTTGCAGGCCAAGGCCATGCAGTTGCCCAGTGCGGTCAATAACTTCAAGACCAAGCACTTGAACGAGTGGGTCAATGCCGACACCTCCTGGATGGATATGCGTGCCTGGGACCGCTGTGCAAACCCGAGTATGACGCTTGCGGCGTATGCCGGGCAGCCGTGCTGGATCGGCTTGGATCTGGCGAGCAAGACCGATATCGCAGCCTTGGTGCTGGTGTTCGCGCACCAGGAGATCGAGGGCGCGTTCGCGGTGTTTGCTCGCTACTACCTGCCGGAGGACACGGTGCACGCCAATGGCAACAGTCAGTACCCGGGCTGGATGGGCAGCGGGCGGCTAACGGTGACACCTGGCAATGTGATTGATTTCAGCTGGATCGAGGCTGACCTGATTGAGTTCGTGTCACTACACGCGGTGCAGGCGGTGGCCTTTGATCCGTTCCAGGCGACACAACTGTCCACACGAATGATGAGCGAGGGCTTACCGATGATTGAAGTGCGTCCGACGGTGCTCAATTTCTCGGAACCGATGAAGACGTTAGAGGCGTTGGTGCTGCAAGGTAAATTAATTCATGACGGCGACCCGGTGCTCGGCTGGATGGCCAGCAACGTAGTGGCGCACCTGGATGCAAAGGACAACATCTACCCGAGGAAGGAACGCCCTGAGAACAAGATCGACGGCATCGTGGCACTGATCATGGCGCTGTCGCGCGCTTTTCTTCCCGGTGACTCGGTGGTGCTGGGCGCGGACTATGAACTGGTCATGCTCTGATGGGAATGTTCAGTTTCTTCTCCCGTTGGATGGCGTCCGCTGATCGATCTGCCGGGGGTGATTTCTGGTTTGAGCCGGTGTCGGCGCGTACTGGTGGCGGCATGCGTGTATCACCGGAGAGCGCGCTGCGCCTCGCAGCGGTCTACGCCTGTGTGCGCATCCTCTCCGAGACCATGGCGTCGCTACCGCTGGTGATCTACCAGCGCCGCGCCGACGGGGCTAAGGACAAGGTGACCGACCACTGGCTGTATCGCCTGATGGCCAAACGCCCGAACCGGTTTCAGAATCCGTTCGAATGGCGTGAAATGCTGCAAAGCCACCTGGTCTTGCGGGGCAACGCGTACAACCAAATCATCACCAACCCAAGAGGCGAGGTGGTGGAACTGATGCCGATCCATCCGGACCGGGTCAAGATCGAATTGCTGCCTTCCGGCGAATACCGCTACCGCGTCACCGACCGCGCAGGCACCGAGGTCCTCATGCCGCGCGGTGACGTGTGGCACCTGCGGGGACTATCCTCCGATGGGCTGATCGGCATGAGCCCGATTGAGCTCGCCCGCGAGAACCTCGGGATGGCGCTCGCCGCCCAGGACTACGGTGCACGATTCTTTGCCAACGATGCCAAGCCCACGGGCGGCTGGATTGAGTTTCCCGGCTCGTTCAAGGATTCTGAAGCCAAGAAAGTGTTTCGCGAGTCCTATCAAAGTGCGCAGTCCGGCACCAACCGTGGCAAGGTGCTGGTGCTGGAGAACGGCATGAAGTTCCACGAGGTCGGCGTCACCAACAAAGATGCTCAGTTTTTGGAGCTTCGAAAGTTTCAGATCACCGACATCGCCCGATTGTTCCGGGTCCCGCCGCACATGATCGCGGATCTAGACCGGGCGACCTTCTCCAATATTGAGCAGCAGAGTCTGGAATTCGTCATGCACACCATGACGCCGTGGGCTGAGCGCTGGGAGGCGAGCATCGAGTCTGAGTTGCTGCTCGAGAGTGACGACATCGAGATCGAGTTTGATTTCGCCAACCTGATGCGCGGCGATGCGGCCAGCAGATCAAGCTACTACCAAAGCGGAATTCAGAACGGTTGGTTGACGCGTAATGAGGCGCGTATCGCCGAGAACCTGAACCCCCTCGATGGCCTGGACGCGCCGCTACGGCCACTGAACATGGTCGAAGAAAGTGCGGCGGAAGATCTTGAAGTTGACGCCGAACAGGCGGAGCCGCCAGCGCGGGATAGCACCGTACCGATGACCGAAACCGAATTAACCCAACCACTGCTCGCCCCCGGGACACTCTTATGAAAAATCAATTACTGGTCGCCGAGTTCCTGGCGACCCCGTGGGCGATGATGCCCGAGCACCTGAATGTGATGTACGGCGTCATTTCACGCTGGTCGAGCAACACACCCGCAGGTAATGAGGTGATGCAACGTATTGCGGCTGAGCGCAGTGCGCGTGAGGCGCGGCGTCAGGCCACCCAGGTGAACGCAGGCGGCATTGCCGTACTGCCGCTCTACGGCATCGTGACCCAGCGCGGCAATATGGTCGAGGATGTTTCCGGCCCGGGCAGTACCAGCACGCAGCAGTTCGCATTCAGCCTGCGCCAGGCATTGGCGGATGAGAGCGTGAGCCAAATCCTGATCGATATCGACAGCCCTGGTGGCAGTGTGTACGGTGTTGCAGAACTTGCCGATGAGATTACCAGTGCCCAAGGTCAAAAGCCTGTCATTGCGATTGCCAACAGCTTGGCCGCCTCCGCTGCGTACTGGATTGGCGCTTGTGCTGCCGAGTTCTACGTGACCCCTGGCGGCGAGGTGGGATCGATTGGCGTGTGGCAGGCGCACCAGGATTACAGCCGCGCCATGGATGATGCCGGCGTTACAACCACGCTCATCTCGGCGGGTAAGTTCAAAGTCGAGGGGAACCCCTACGCGCCCCTGAGTGAGGAGGCGCATGGCTTTATGCAGTCGCGCGTCGATGACTACTACGCAGCCTTCACCAAGGCGGTCGCTAAGGGCAGAAATGTACCGGTCGCGCAGGTACGCGACAGCATGGGCCAGGGCCGCGTGTTCGGCGCCGATGCGGCCCTTTCCAGCCACATGGTCGATGGCGTCGCCACACTGGATGACGTTATCAATAAGATGCGCCGCGCTGTCAGGATCTCATCCAAGCCACGGGCTTCGCGCTTGGCCATCGCGCAAAAGGAACTGCAAATTCTTTAAAACAGATTTTTATTACCAAGCAGACGGCTTGGTAAAACGTCCATTCGCATCGGATAAGGGACTAGGAAACTGTGAGGCAGAGAGCACTCCCTGCCGAATCTGCTTAATAAAATCGATGTGTGGCAACAAAGCTCGACTAGGATTCTTTTGAGGATTAAGGATGCCAACCTTTTTACCGAGTTCTTCGCGGACGATTCTTATTGGAGCCAGAAGATCGGAATCATTTGAAATCACGACAGCAATATCAAATCGTCCTAAATGTGCATCATGCAGTAAATGGGTTGCCAGATTAACATCAGAACCTTTTTCTTCGGTCTTGATGACCCTTGCATATTGTTGAGGCTGCCCTGTTGGAACTACCAATGGCATGAATATCTCATGTGTTAGAAAATGTCCAAGATGAACAGAGACATTTGGCAACGTAGCTAAAGCACGCAGATATAACTGCTGCCTGACGGGCTGGTCCAAATCGTTAGGTCTTGCAGAAACCAGGGCGGTAAAATATTTTATTTCACCAATCCTGTTGTTGGGCAGCAGCAAACGACACATCTGGTTTGGATCAACCCAACGATGGGGCGTTTTACGTAACGCGCCATAGTAAAAATTAAATCCGTCAATATAGACGTTTGTGATCATTGCGAATTCCAGAAATGCAGAAGCCACCCGAGGGTGGCTTCGCGCCCGGCTACCGAAGCAACCGGGGGGATGTGCGAATATTATGCATAACAAACCAACCGATTGCAATAGTAATCTGATTTTGTATTTTGTAGCAAACCCGCGATTCATCGCACCTCAAGTCTGACCGCCCTCGTGGCGGTTTTTTTATACCCGCGTCAGGCGGGTTTTTCATTTCAGGAGAAATCAAATGAGTAAACAATTGCGCGAGCTGCAGGCTCGCAAATCCACGCTGATCCAAGAAGCCCGTGCGCTCACCGAGCGCGCGGCCACCGACAACCGCGACATGAGCGATGAAGAGGTCAGCGCCTTTGATGCGCTAAAGGCCCGCATTGACTCCGCCTCCGGCGCCATTGACCGCGAATCGAGCCTGATCGCTGAGGAAGCGCAAATGGCCATAGGCGCACTGAACCACCCGCGCAACGCGCACATCACGGTGACCGACAACCGTCAGGCCGACCCGATGCACGGCTTCCAATCGGTGGGCGAATTCATGCAGGCGGTCTACCAGGCTGACAAGCCCGGCAAGTCCCTCGATGAGCGTCTCCTCATTGGTCGCGATTGGGGTGGTGGCCGTGGTGCGGCAGCCCCAGGCAGCTTTGCCAACGAGGCCTCGGGCCAAGACGGCGGCTTCATGGTGCCCCCACAGTTCTCGCAGCAGATTTTTCAGCTCTCCCTTGGCGAGGATTCCCTGTTGCCGATGACCGACAACGTGGAAATCTCCGGTAACAGCATGGCATTCCCCAAAGACGAGACCACGCCCTGGGGCACCAACGGCATCCGCGCCTACTGGCAGGGTGAGGCCAATGCAGCAATAGCCACCAAACCCGTTCTGGGCCTGGCCACTTTGCGCTTGAAGAAGCTGATGGCGCTGGTGCCCACCACCGACGAGTTGCTCGATGACGCCAGCGCGCTCACGAGCTACCTGCCGGACAAGGTGGCGACCTCGATGCGCTGGAAGATGAACGAGTCGATTCTGTTCGGTGCTGGCAACGGCGTGCCGGTTGGGGCGTTGAGTTCGGGGGCTACCGTAACGGTCGCCAAGGAAACGGGGCAAACCACGCAAACGCTATTTCCCCAGAACCTGGCCAAGATGATTGCGCGCCTGCCCTCGGGCTCGTTCGCCAATGCAGTATGGATCGTCAACAACGATGTACTGCCAGCACTCTTTACGCTGACCTTGGGCAATTACCCGATCTACCTGCCAACAGGTCTGGGAGTCGGCGGCATTCAGATCTCGCCCTACGGCACGCTCTTGGGGCGTCCGGTGTTTGTGTCGCAGCACGCCAATACCTTCTCAGCGCAAGGTGACATCTTGCTGGTCGATCTGAAGTACTACCAGACCATCACCAAGTCAGGCGGCATGCAGACAGCCACATCGATGCATCTGTACTTCGATGCGGACCTCACGGCGTTTCGCACCACCTTTCGCATGGATGGGCAATCCAAGATCGTCGCGCCCATTTCGCCTGCCAAAGGTAGCGCCACCATGTCCCCGTTCATTCAACTCGGCGCGCGCTAAAGCGTCCACCACACAAGGAGAAAAACTATGTTTCCAAACTCACAAGCCAGCGAGATGCTCGCCCTCATCGCTACCCTCGATCCAGCCTCCCAGGCCGCAGGCGCAGTCAGCACCGGCTGGGTGTCGGTGGCCAACCACCTCGGATTTCTGGCGCTGGTGCAAACCGGCGTGCTGGGCACGGCCGCTACGGTCGACGCCAAACTGCAGCAGGCACTGGACAACGCAGGCACCGGTGCAAAAGACATCACCGGCAAATCCATCACCCAGATCGTCAAGGCCACGGGTGACAACAAGCAGGCGCTCATCAACATCAAGCCCGAGGAACTGGACACCGTCAATGGTTTCGGTTTTGTGCGGGTCACGGTGACGGTTGGCGTAGCCGCCAGCATTACCTCAGCGCAACTGATCGGTGTGAATCCGCGCTACGCGCCGGCGGACTCGCAAAACCAGGCGGCCGTGGTGCAGGTCATCTAAATGCCGCTGCAACTCATCACCCCACCCGCAGAGGAACCGGTGTCGATTATTGACGCCAAGCTCCACCTGCGGGTGGACTTTAACGAGGACGACACCTTGATTGCCTCCTTGATCTCGGCATCTCGGCAAGCCGCTGAGACCCTGACCGGATGCCAGTTCGTGACCGGGCGCTGGAAACTGGTGCTCGATGGGTTCCCGCGTTGCGTCATCGCGCTGCCTAAATGCCCGGTGCAGTCGGTGCTGACCATCAATTACCTGGACATGAACGCAGTGCTGCAGACCATGCCGGCCTCAACCTACACGGTGGATACGGCGTGTGAGCCAGCGCGTATCACCCCCGTGTTCGGTCAGTTCTGGCCGCTCGCGCTGCCGCAGATCGGCGCGGTGACGGTCACCTTCGATGCCGGGTATGGCGCGCCATCTGATGTTCCCGAGGGCATCAAGAGCTGGATCAAACTGCGTGTGGGAAGCCTCTACGCGTACCGCGAGGAAGTCGCTGTGACGAGCGGCGGTCGTATCGAAACATTGCCCTTCATGGACGGATTGCTCGATCCCTACAAAGTCTCACTCATATGAATTCGCTGCAGGCAGGTCAATTGAATCGGCGCATCACGCTGGAGTCCCTGGTGCAGACTAAGGATTCGGAAGGCGGCATGGTCGATAGCTGGTCTGCGGTCGCCACGGTATGGGCCAAAGTGGACAACCTGTCAGGCAATGATCGCCGCGCCACCAGTCACGGTGGACAGGTTGCAGAAGCCCGCACTGAATTCACTATTCGGCACCGGTCGGGTCTCAATGCAAAAATGCGCGTGAACTACGGCGGTAAAAAATACAACATCCGCCACCTCAATGATTTTGCTGAGGAGCATCGCTTCGTGGTGTTGACGTGCGACACCGGGGTGAATGATGGGCGGTAGCAGGGTCCTTGGCATAGGCGAGCTGATCCGCTCGTTTGCAACGTTGGCGATCGACATGAAAAAAACCGCCGCCCGACGCATTGCGGCAGCAGGTGCCAGTATGTTGCGCCAGGAATCGCGTGTAATCGCGCAAGCCCTCGGCCTGCGCAAGACCGGCGCATTGATCAAGAACATTGTCATCAAGCGCGAGCGCAATGTGCCGCCCGGCACCGAGCAATACAACCTGGGCGTGCGACACGGGCGGGACTTGGGCAATGGAAAGAAAGTCACAAAATACTTAGCGCTCAACAAATCTGGGCGCGTTGTGACCCGGCGGCAGAATGATCCGTTTTACTGGAGTTTTTTGGAATTCACCACGAAACGTCGCACCGGGACGCCCTTTATTGCAAAAGCACTTGAGAACAAATCCACCGAGGCCATCGCCGCCATGGAAGCGCAGGCGCTGAAAGAGGTTGAGAGGGCTGCCAGCAAATGACCATCAAATCGCAGGTGCTCACCGCCCTATCTGCCGTGTTGGCGAACACCTGGGCGGTAGATCTACCGGAGCAGCCCACCTGGCCCGCGATCGTATTTGATATCGACAGCGAACCGGAACAGAACTGGGTGCAGGACGGCGGCTACGACCAGCACACTGTGGGCGTGGTGATACTGGCCAAAACGCTGGGCGAGATTCCTGTGCTACAGACCTCAGTTGATGCAGCGCTGGCGGAAATCCTGGTCTATCTACGCGAAGAAGGCCGCGGGGATGCGGCTTATGAATCAGATCCGAGCGTTTACGCTTGTTTTTCTAATCATGTAATTCGCACCCGTCGAATCTGAGCCTGCCGCATCCGACTATCAACCCGCTCAGGCGGGTTTTTTATGGAGAAAAAATCATGAGCAACAAGAAACAGATTCCACCCGTTGCGCCCGGCATCGACGTTGAATTCGCTGATAGCGTGGATGTCCTGAGTGGCGCCGAAGACTCCGACCTGTTGCGCGCCATCACCACCGATGACCATGCCGGCAAGGGTGGGTCCTACACCTACGACCCCGCTACTGGACAACGCACGCGCAACCAGGATTCAGCGTAACCGCTTTTATTTTCCGATCACAACTTGTCAGGAGTAACCCATGTCAAAAGCATCGCGTAATGTAATCCTGCTCGCAAAAATCCAGCCCGTCGTCGGGACGGATTCTGTCCCAACCGTCGGGGCCAATGCCATTTTGTGCAGCGAGCCGAAAGTCGATCCGCTCAATGCGCAGATCGTGAAGCGCAACAATGTGCTGGCATGGATGGGCAACCCCGGTAGTGTCGTGGCCGCCGTACATTCCACCATCGAGTTCGAAGTGGAAATGCAGGGTTCCGGCGTTGCCGGTACACCGCCCAAGTTTGGTCCGCTGTTACGTGGCTGCGCGTTAGGGGAAACCATCGTGGCAGCCACCAGTGTTGGCTATACGCCGGTCGATACCGCGCACGAATTACTCTCGTTTTATTATTTCCTTGATGGGATCAAACACGTAATCACTGATGCGAAGGGCACGGTCTCATTCGATCTGAATGCACAAGGCATCCCGGTGATGAAATTCAAATTCTGGGGCTTTTACTCGACCCCAACAGACCTCACCAATCCTTCCGGAACGGATTACTCCGGATTCAAGGATCCGCTGCCGATCAATAAGGCCAATACCACCGCCTTCACCTTGCACGGCATTGCGCTCAAATCCAAATCACAAACACTCGATCTGGCAAATCAGGTGGAGTACGTCAACAAACCTAACTTCGAGGGCATCCAGATCACCAACCGCATGCCGGTGGGCAGTGCAGTTTTCGAAGTGGATACGCTTGCCGTGAAAGACTGGTACAGCGTAATCAAGAACGGTACGCTCGGCGCATTGGCCGTGACACACGGGCTGACTGCTGGCTACATTTCCGGTATTAGCGCTCCCAAAGTGCAATTAACAAACTTATCTTATACCTCCGACCAAGGCATTGCCCATTGCAATTCGAGCATGGATTTGCAGGCCAATGCCGGGCGAGATGAACTGGTTGTGACATTCACTTAAACCGGTTCTGATGCAGCACCCCTTTGCCTCGCTCCTGCGAGGCTTTTTGTTCTATTCGAGGAATCAATCATGACATTTAAAAAATCCGCTAAGCCCACCTTCACCAGCCGCGTGACGGTGAATATGCCCAACGACAAAGGCGGACACGACAAGTCGCAATTCGATGCGGTATTCAAGTACATCAGCAACTCCATCGAACTGGAGGAATTGCGCAACCTGTCCGCCCGCGAGGTGATGGAACGAGTGTTGCTTGGTTGGAAAGAGTTTGTCGATGAACAGGGTGCGCCGGTTGATTTCAATGAAGCTGAAGTGCAGGCGTTGCTGTCGATCCCGCAGGCGTTATACGGCTTGATGGAAGCGTTTTGGAGCAACGTCGTCAAGGCATCAATAAAAAACTAGAGGAGGCCGCGCGCTGGTGGGCAGGTGACAGGCATGCCTCCGCCGCGCGGCTCCAGCACGGTACTGCCGTCCTCGATGGACTGATTGCCGACAGTGCACAGGAAGATGTAATCGAAGCGGTGCGCGCGCGCATCGAGCAAGCCGACACGCCGGACGAAGATACTGCCGATGCTTTCGAGGTGTTCTCAGAAAACTGGGACAGCGTCCTATTTTTCCTGCGGGTTGGCACGCAATGGAATGCAATCGGCGGCATGGAGCGGGTGCATTGGCTGGGCCTGAACTATGCCGGAGTCGAAACGCGCATGCCGAAATCAAAAAAGAAACGCAAAAAGCTGTGGGATGACCTCCAAATAATGGAGGCCACCGCGCTGGAAGTTCTGAATCGTCAAAAGGATTGATCATGTCGGCACTCGGATCATTGGTGGTGAAACTCGCGCTGGAATATGCCGAGTACACCCAAGGTCTCGACAAATCCAGTCAGGCTGCGCTCATGCATGCCAAAAATGTGCAGCGTAATTTTGATTCTGCCGAGAAGTCAGCCAAGCAATATTTCAGCCGTATCGCAACCGGCGCAGTTGCGGCCGTGGCCGCGTATGCCGGTATCAACGCTGCGATCGACCGTCTGAGTAACTCCATCAACACCTTAGCCAAACTCGACGACATGGCGCAGAAGACTGGCTCCTCGGTCGAGAACCTCTCTCGTATCCAGAAAACCGTTGCTGCATTCGGCGGCGATTTCGGCGCAGTCGATAACGCCATTGCCAAGCTCGCCAAGGGCATGGGCACGATAGACAGCGATACCAACAAAGCCAACAACGCGCTCAAGGCGCTGGGTATTTCTTCGCGCGATACCGCTGGCAATTTGCGCGATCCGTCCCAGGTGATGATCGAGATCGCCAGGAATTTACAGAACTACGCCGATGGCGCGGGCAAGACTGCGCTGGCCACTGATCTGTTCGGTAAATCCGGTGCGGAAATCATGCCGGTATTGAACGACATGGCGGACAACATCAGCCGCTTCTCCGGTGTCTCGACCGAGGCCGCGCAGCAGGCCTCACTGCTGAAAGACCAGATGGGGCTGATGAGCGGGCATGTGGATTCGCTGTACACCTCCATGGCACTGAACCTGATGCCAGCGCTGACCGATATCGCCGGAGCAATGAACAATACTTCGACCAATACGGTGGCATTCACCGCCACCGCCGATGCAGCAGGGATTGCCCTCAAGGGACTGGTCACCGCGGGCTCACTGGTGGGGTATGTGTTCACCCAAGTCGGCACTGCCATTGGTGCGGCGGCGGCGATGGCCGATCGTTTCGCGCATCTCGATTTCTCCGGCGTCAAGGTAATCAAGGATGCGTTCTTGAGCGACGCCGCTGACAATTACGCGTCGCTGGGGAAATTCATCGGCGACGTGTGGAACGGCTCGTCGGAGGTCGCGAAGCAAACCTCCAAAATCAACACGCCCGCAGTAGCCAAGCCCGCACTCAACTACCAGTCTGGCGCGGCAGCTGCCAGTGCCTCTGACGCCAAAGCCGCCATCAATGCCTACGACAAACTGATTGGCTCGATCCATGAGAAAACTGCCGCGCAGGCGCTCGAATTATCCGGGCAGGCCAAGTTGACTGACGGGCAGAAAACCGCACTGGATGCCATGGTCAAATTGCGCGACGGCACGCTCAACCTGACCAGCGTGCAGAAAATCAAACTGACCGGAGATCTGGAAAATCTGCTCACCACCGAGCAATCAGTGACCGCCATGCAGGCCGCCAAGAAAGCCGCTGATGATCTGATCCAATCCGGCCAGCGGCAGATCACCGGCGTACAAGGACAGCTCGACGCGCTGCGTGAACAGAATGCCATGATCGGCATGAGTAACGAGCAGATCATCGCATTGACCGGATCGAAGAACGAGGAACTTGCGGCAAACCTGCGTAGTGCCGCCGTCTATGCCGGGCCATTGCATGATGCATACATCCAGCATGCCAACGATCTGGATGCGCTCGCGCAACTACAGCGAGATCTAGTGAAAGAGCAACAGATTGCCAAAGCGGGGGAAGACTGGAGTCGGATGTGGAGCACGATGGAACAGACCGGCCGCATGGCATTCGTGCAATTCGCCGCACACGGGACAAGCGCGATGGCATCCATCGGGCAATCCATCAAGATGTCCATCATTGATCTGCTGTATCAGCTCACGGTACGCAAGTGGATCATCAACATCGGCACTTCGTTGAGCGGGAGTTTTGCTGCAGGGGCAGCCAATGCCGCCGGGGGCTCGGTGAGCGGTGGTGGCATCAGCCTGATGAACATCGCCTCCAGCGCCAGCAATGTTTTCAGTGCGGTCACCGGCGGACTCACCAGCACGCTCGGCAGCGGTATTGCTGGTCTTGGCAGTATGTTCGGTTCCAGCGCGGTGAGCGCGTTTGGCGCTGGCTTAGCCGGCTCCACGGCAGGCATATTCAGTGCGGCAGGTGGGGCAGGTACTGCGTTCATCGGTGGCGCCGGCACGGCAATCGGAGGCGCTGGCATGGGTGCTGCCGCCACCATCGGCGCGAGCCTGGCAGCAATGGCCGGGCCTGCGATTGCACTGATCGCGGTTGATCTGGTTTTCAGAAAACTCGCTGGTGATAAAGTAATTGGTGGGGGCGTGGGGAAGGTACTGAATTATGTGCCGGTGCTCGGCCCCATGCTGAACACCATGTTTGGGCGCGGCCCGTTTAAACCCGCCGGGCCGCAGGAGTTGGTCGGACAGTTTGATGCCAGCGGCTTCGAGGGCGACCTGCAGCAAACAATGCGCAGCAAAGGCGGATGGTTTCGTAAAAACCGCTACAGAGTAGACCACACGGCTCTTAGCGAGGATACGCAACAAGGCCTCTCTTCGGTCGTCGCGACAGCCTCCGCCATCTATGCCGATCTGATTCAGTCCGCCGATGAAGGCGCCCGCTCGCTCGCAGGCTGGACCTATTCAGTGCGACGGCAGATCGACTCTGAAGAGAAGATCAAGCAGTTGACTATTGACGTGTCCAACAGTCTGGGCATGCGCCTGGTGCCGGAATTGGCGGCGGTGCAGCAGAAGGGCGAGCAGTTGACGGACACCGCCAAACGCATGCGCTCGGAATTCATTTTGACCACCGAACTGATCGATCTCACCGGGCAGTCGTTTGGTGCATTGGGGCTGGCCAGCACCGTCGCACGCGACAACCTGATCCAGTTATTTGGGGGAGTGGATAAGGCGGCTGCGCCGCTGCAGGCGTACTACCAGAGTTTTTACACCGACGCCGAGCGCAACGCCAGCGGCTGGCGGCTGCTAAATCATGCGCTGTCCAATCTCGGGCTGACCACTCTACCCGCCACGCTCGACCAGTACCGCGCCCTGACCGAGGCGCAGGATCTAAGCACCAATGCCGGGCAGGGAATGTTCTCAGCGCTGGTGCAACTCGCGCCCGCGTTCGCATCGTTGACCAATGCGACTGAGCAGTTGGGCCAGGGTATCGTCGCGCTGACAGAGGACTATTTTGCCACGCTGACGGACTATATTCGCTACCAGCACACCAGGCAGACCGGCAGCAATACGCTGCTGAGCCAGACCAACGCATTCCGCCCGCCTGGGTTTGCCAGCGGCGGTAATTTCGCCGGTGGTCTACGCATCGTCGGGGAGAATGGCCCCGAGTTGGAGGCCACCGGCCCATCGCGCATCATCAGCAATAATGAGTTGATGGCCAAGCTGCGCAGCCCCGATGCTGGCAATGCTGCGTTTGTGGCGGAAATTCGCCAACTCCGCGCAGAACTCAAAAAAACTAACGATGCAATCGCACGCCACGTTTCAGCAACCGCCGATATGGTGCGTCGCTGGGACAACGATGGCATGCCCGCCGTGAGAACGGTATGAAGATGATTCGGCCCATGCCGGTAAACGATGCCGCCCTGACCAGCAGCAACGTACCAGAAACTGATTACGCGGCGTACAACCCGGCAACGACTTATACCCTGGGCGCGCGCGTGATTTACATCGCCGCCGATAAGCATTGGATCATCGAGTCTCTGCAAAACGCCAACACAGGGCACGCGCCGACCGGGTTGGCAGCAGATACCTGGTGGCTGAAAGTGGGCGCGACCAATCGCTGGCGCATGTTTGATGCGGTGGTGTCGGGACAAACCAGTAACGCTGATAGCATTGATGTGACGATCAATTGCACTGGTCGGGTCAACGGCATCGCGCTGATGAATATCGCCGGAGCGACGGTTCGCATCATCGTCACGGACGCCATTGATGGTGTTGTTTACGACAAAACGACCAGCCTGGTTTCGACAATGGGAATCACTGACTGGTACGTGTATTTCTACGAGCCGATTGTTCGCGTGTCTGATTTTGTGGCGCTGGATCTGCCGGCGTACTACGCCCCCACTGTGAGGGTGATTTTATCGGCGCCAGGTGCCACAGCACTGCTGGGCGAATTGATGCTCGGGATGCAGTTTAATATTGGGATCACCGACAATGGCGCATCGGTCGGGATCGATGATTACAGCGTCAAACAGCAGGATGTGTGGGGTAATTTCAGCATTCTGGAGCGCGCCTACAGCAAGCGTGCCACTTTTGCGGTTGAGGTCGAAAACGTGCGCATCGATGCGCTACATTTGCTCCTGGCATCTTATCGCGCCACGCCAGTGGTGTGGGTCGGCATCGAAGGGTATTCCTCAACATTTATTTACGGGTTTTACAAAGGATTTCGCATCGACATTCCAGGGCCGGTGGTGTCAGCCTGCAGCCTCGATCTCGCCGGGCTGACATAAGGCGTATCAGAACACTTTAACCACAGGACTAGAATTATGCCAGCGATTACCTTGCTACCTACGCCAGCACCCTCCCGAACAATGATTGATGCGGTCTATGTGCCCGCAGCCGATGCACTGATGGGCGCACTGCCTCAGTTGGTCGCTGAGATCAATGTAGCCGTGACCGCCATGAACAACAACTCGACCAACGCTACCAGCACCACGGCGCTGAGTATTGGAGCTGGAACCAAGAGCCTGACCGTGCAGACGAGCAAGAGCTACGTTGTTGGGCAGAGTTTAAAAATAGCATCTTCCGCAAGTCCTTCAAATTACATGATCGGCTATGTAACTGCATATACGGCCGAGACAGGTGCGCTTGTTGTCACCGTGACGCAGCACAGCGGATCGGGAACAATTGCAGCATGGACGGTGACGCTTGCAGTTGAAGGGGTGTTATCTCGCGTTGTGCTAAATGGCGCTACGAGTGGCTCTATTACGATCGAGGCGCCAGCCGTTGCAGGCTCTGGAACACTCACTCTACCAGTTGCGACCGATACGCTGGTGGGCAAGGATACGGCTGATACGCTGACGAATAAGACTCTGGTCGCACCGGTGCTAGGTACACCGGTAAGTGGGGAGTTAACTAACTGCACGGGGACAGTCAATTCTTTAAATGCTGGCATAGGAGTTAACCAGACTTGGACGAATGTTTTAACCACTCCGGGTAGATCGGCGGGAACAACTTATACGAATAGCACTGGAAAACCTATCTTTGTTCTCATTACCTGCTCATCTGGCACGACAACTATAACCGGAACTGTGAATGGACTTACATTTACCTCTGGGATTGGGTCAGGGGCTTATTACAATGCCTCCACTATTTATCTAATTGTGCCAAATGGTAACACTTATAAAACCAACTCTTTTGGAGCTGGCATCCAGTCATGGTTTGAGCTACGTTAAAAAGGATAGTTGATAATGATTTACTACAAGGATTTAACCACTAACGAAGTCTACGGATATGATGAGACAGAAGAATCGCAACTGCCATATATCCAGCAATCTATTGATAACGGATGGGAGAATGTTACTGGGAGTTATCCCCCTCCTCCTCTGCCGCCAACGGCAGAGCAGAATCAACAAAAAGCCTCCGGGTTGTTATACAACACCGACTGGACGACCATATCTGACATAGGGCTACCAACAGCCAGTCCCAGATTAGCGAATCAAGCAGAGTTTATTGCGTATCGCCAAGAGATTCGTCAGATTGCTGTGTACCCTTTAGCAGGTGAAATAATCTGGCCCACACTACCAACTGAAGTTTGGGTACCGATTCCGCCGTTGGATGAATTCCTGTCAGTGCTGCCGACTCAGACGATACCGTAATCTATTTACATTCAACTACCAAGCCTCTTCGGGGGCTTTTTTATTGCTCTAAATTCAGGAGGAACATCATGGCAATCGAAAAAGAAAAGGAGAAATGTGTGGTGACATCGGTCAAGGATGTGGCTGCGAGAATCAGGCGATCGATTGCTGCTGTCGAGGCAGACATGGAGCCGGCTGTTGACAGGTTGGTGGTGCGTTTGGCTGCAAAAAAACATTCTACGGCATTCCTGTTCACCATCATCGTGGCCGCGTTCGTGGTTGGACTGCTTGCAGGCAAATCGTGATCCCAGAAGTGTGGGAATGGCTCGCCGGCCAGATCATCGTTGGTGCTGCAATTTGGGGCGGAATCCGCGCAGATATTCGCGGAATTCATCACCGGCAAGATCAGTTAGGCAAGAGCATCACTGAGGCGCACCAGCGTATTGATCGGTTGTTGGAAAAAGGTCGTCACGAAGATTAACGAATCGCCCCGGCGCACCTGTCATAGCACTCTCCCCTTCCGTGCTGGCAATCGCCTGGGCACATTATTTGAGCGCCTCGAATGACACCAAATCAAAAAGCATTTCTGGAAATGATTGCTTACAGCGAACTGGGCTCCGCACTGTTGAAATCCTCCGACAATGGATACAACGTCATAGTCGGGTCAACACCGGCGCACCCGATCCTGTTTCACGACTACTCAAAACATCCGCGTCAACTGATAAAGCTGAGGCCCACGCTTGCATCAACTGCGGCGGGCCGCTATCAATTGCTTGCTCGTTACTTCGATGCATACAAACTCAGCATGGCCCTACCAGACTTCTCGCCGCATAGCCAAGACTTGATTGCGCTGCAACAGATCAAGGAGTGCCGTGCGCTGGATGACATCGAGGCCGGAAAGTTCCAGTCGGCCGTTAGGAAGTGCGCTCACATTTGGGCAAGCCTCCCCGGTGCCGGTTATGGCCAACACGAAAACAACATGGAAAACCTACAAGCGGCCTACAAGCAAGCTGGCGGCACGCTGGTGGTTTCACAAAAGGATGATCTATGAAAGATGGCTACAAAAAGGTTTGCCGAGACTGGTTCACAGAAACCAATAATCTAACCCATGATCCGGTACGGGCGCTGGCGGCTGGTGTGATATTGGCCGGTGTAATACTCGTTGTTTACTCAGTGGTTTGGCGTGGTGAAAAATTCGACGTGCAAACATTCGGGATTGGCATGGCCAGCTTGTTTGCTGGCGTGGGCGCGGCACTGGGATTAAAGAAAGAATCTACCCATGCGCAGGGCAAGGATGACAGCTAAAATTCTGGCATTCAAGGAATTCCTGCTGATCGTTGCAATCTCCGTGGTGCTGTTCGCCATATCCTGGGGATGGCATTGGTATCGTGAGCATGGTGCGCCTGTTGGGAAGTCTCTGCCCGCTGTTATTTCCTGGGAAGTCGCTCATCAGCCACATGAGTTGGCCGACATGAAGGTTCCGCCCGAAGTTATTGCTGGCGGAAAGAGGGTCAAGGAAAACCTGAATCTTCCTGCCTCAGTAGTGCAGCAGGACAGCAAAAAGGTGACGGGGGCCGCCACCACGAAGGCAGATGGTCACCGTCATACAATCACCAGTGTGCTGGATACATCCACCGGCAAGACCACCATGTATGACCGGGTAGACCCACTACCGTGGTTCCAATTTCTCACCAGTGGGCGTGTCGGCGCCTACTACGGAACAAGTGATCAAGGCGCGGCTGCCATGCTGCTTGTAGAGCAGGATTTGTTGCAGGTTAAGGCGCTTCGACTTGGAGTAATCGGTACGGTGACTCAACCTACCGGTATGAACGCTGGGCAGCTCTCAACCCATGGGTTTGTTGGCATCGGCGGACGGATCGAATGGTGATTATATTCCTCCAAGTATTCGACATAAATATACGCAGTTAACTGACATCGATCTGATCACGGCATTGAACGCCACGCTGCGCTACTGCCCGGTGCTGGCCACTGAGCCCGAGGGGCGGCTCGCCGCCATCGTGGATTTCACGTTCAACCTCGGGGCGGGGCGGCTGCAGGCCTCGACGCTTAGGCGGCGGGTCAATCAGCGGGACTGGCATGGAGCGGGCCAGGAGCTGCGGCGGTGGGTGTATGGCGGCGGGGTTGTGCTGCCGGGGTTGGTGATTAGGCGGGAGGCGGAGATCGCCCTGCTGATCGCCGGGGTGAAGACCAGCGTCTAGGCCCCGAAGCAATCCCGGCGGGGCTGCATCGTCATGGATTGTTCCAGCAACCTGGACTCTGCGAATCAAAGAATGTCACGGTGGTGTCTGTCAACGAGCGGCCAACGGCCTCGAGGACATGGCGGCAGAAGGCCTGCTGATCAGCTTCTGTTTGACCAGTGAACACGGAGACCGCCATTCGTCTAGGCGGACTTGCCGCGATGGCATCGAGTATATGCTGGTCCCGTTCGTCAAAGCTCCAGCCATACACGACCACACTCTCCCCGAGAGCGGGCAGGGCCTTCTCATACATGTTCGTCAGGTAGTGACTTCGGCGAATCGCGGCAACTTTCACCTTACTGGTTCCCTCACTAACAAACACCGGCACGTAGCACTCGGACGACCACTTTCGGGTAATCGTTGCGAGCAAATCACCCGTCGTGCCAGTGGATGCCTCGATCTTTGTCTCATCACCGATGTAGTCGCGAGCTACTGACAGACTGCCATGTGGATAGAACACCAGCGTTGATCCCACCGCGCGCTGATAAGGCGTCCGCAGGTATTCCCAGTCCGTCTGGAATTCACCGTGACGGAACACGTCCTTGAACCAGTTGCCGTTTGCTGCATTGAACAGCAGCATGGCCCAGTACAAGGTGAGGTCATAGTTTAGGCTGACGACAGTTGGGAACGAGCTCGCGAAAGCGCCAATCCGTTGCAGGTCGGCCACAACATCGGCATGTACCGGATGCACGCTGTGCACCGCTTCGATCAGTGCTGTGCGTACTTCCGCGTAGGCAGCGGAGATATCGGTCGACGGCGACCCCAAGGCCGCGTTGACGTGCTCGGCATACCAGCATGCGAGCAGCACATGTTCAAAGTCGGTCGTGCCAATCTTCGCAAAGATTGGTGCAGTGGTAGGAAGCAGCCCTTTTGCGTCAGCCACGCTGTGAAGTGTTGGATATGCAAATTCTTCATGAATGGCGATGCTGGCGCCGTTGCCAAGAAGGATGGTACTCCAACTTTCTCTATGGATGCTTGCCCAGGTGACGATGTCGATTCTGTCCATGTATTTCTACGTATCCAATCTGTGCGCTGGAAGTTGGGCTCCATTCGTTTGCATCATGCCCGGAAGATATCCACCTTCGTTTCCAGGCACTTGCGCAGACTCAGATCGTTTGCACCAACCTCAAACCAACCCGCAGGCTTCTGGTAGAAGTCCAGCCCGCGACCGATCTTGATGATCCAGCCGTTGTCGAGGTGGATTTCGCGGTCATGGATGTTCGGGTTGAGTTTCACCTCTAGCTCGACGTCCAACTCCAGGAGACTCTGTTTGAGCTCGTCAAGCTTCTCGGCGATGTCGGCCAACTGGGTCTTGTCGTCGTAGCCGGTGATCAGGCTGATCTTCTCCACGGTGCCTGCCTTCAGCACCGTTTCGCAGAAGCGCACGAAGTTCTGAATCTGATGTTGCAACCGGATATACGGATCCTCGATGGCGACGGCCTTTGCACCCTGTAAGTAGGGGCCAAGGATCGACTCATAGCTGTAACCGGTGTCGCCATAAAGGATGCTGAAATGCTGCTCCTTGAGCTCCACTGCTGGTGGCGCAACCACCGCTGGTGTTGGCGCAATCGGCGATGGAGCCACTGAAGGTTCTGCCGCAACGGTAGGCGCAGGCTGCCCGGCAGACTGCGCTTCTACTGCCTCGCTGGATTGCTCACTCGCCTGGCTTAAACGACGACGAGCCGGCTGCTGTGTTGCCGCCGCATCCTTCGATTCAGGGCAGAAAACTACCACCTCCTCACCGCTGGCCTTGAAGTAGGACAGATTGATGCGTGCAAACTCGTCGTCTGGCTTGCGCTTATTCATTTGCTCCTTGACGCGGCGGCGGCACTCAGTCGCGTAGGCCACGTACTCTTCGAACTCGTCATCGGTCGGCGGCCCGTTCGGGTGCAGGATCTTCAAGAACGCGCAGACGGTTTTCTTGATGCCTTTTTCGTCGCGCCCCTCGATGGCCTTGCCGAGTCGAATGCGCTTGCTGACTTCCTCATACCGGTTGGTGTGCTTGAACTGGTAGTGGAAGGCCTCTGCAAGGTAATCGGTGATGAATCCGTAACTGCTGGTCAGGAACTCGCTGCTGTTCTTGGGCATCTCCCAGCCCGGGATGTACGCCGCGAAGCGGTCCATCACTGCCAGGTCAAACTCGGGTGGAAGCGGTTGGAACAGGTCATGCTCGTTGGAGTTCACCACTTGCTGGATCGATACATCGATGTTTCCGACGAAACTCAGACTGGCATCAGCAATGACCTCAGCGCCGCGCGAAAAGCGCCCGTTGGCCATGAAGTCCTTCATGATCTGGATGGTGTCCTGATCGCGCACTTTGATCCCGCCAACCTCGTCAAACGCGACCGTGTCCCAAAAGCCGACCAGGCCCACCTTGCGTCGGGCATTGTTGTAGAACAGCGTGGCCTTGGTCGCTTGGCCGCCCGAGATCAAGGTGGCGTAGGGCGAAAACTCGCTGAAGAAATAGGACTTACCGGTGCCGCGTGGGCCTAATTCGATGTAGTTGTAATTGGGTTCCACCAAGGCTGCCAGCCGAGCGATGAAGTGCATCTGCACTCGCTTCGACAGCTTGCTTGGCTCCAGACCAACCGAACGCAGAACCGCGGCGATCCACTCGTCGCGTGTGAATGCTACCCGGCCTTCGGTGTAGCGCTCAAAGTCGAATCGTGAGAGTTGAATGGGCCGCAGATCCTCGATCGAGAACGCGTAGTCGTCCTCATCGATATCGTTGTGCGCCAGGGTGACTTCCGCCCAAATTCCGCCTTCTAGAAGCCGGTCGTTATCGCGGTAGAATTTCTCGCCAATCGCAATGCGCTGCGAGTTGAAATTCTCCAGGGATGCCCAGTGGCGCTTCTCCTTCTCGACATAACGGACGTGAATCTTGTCGATGAAGCGGTGCTTGCCCTTGGTGGCCACCTTGGATTGAGCTGCATTGGCTTCGTCAGGACGAACGTAATTCTCCTGCAAGGAGGAGAGCACTGCTTCAATGCCTGCATCCATTTCTGCCTGGTCATTGCTGGCGCAATACTTGGCGAGCAGAAACTCCAGGACAAAGGTTGGGACGTTGGTGCCTTTCTTAATCCGATGCAGCAAGTCCTTGCGAAGAACTTTGCCATCGAAGGTTACATTTAGCTTTTGGTCAAGTTCGTCCATTTTTATTATTCCGTATAGTCAGTTTCAATCGCAAGAGTGCTGTATGTGGCGAGCGTGGTTGGGTTCAGTACCTTGAACGAAAACTTACCCCTGAATTCATCATCCATCCGTAGCGCAATCTGTTTGCGTTGGTCCGTCATCAAAGTCACGGTTCGGGTGGTGGGATTCACATCACCGCCGGGGCGTGGCTCACCCACCACATTGCCCTTGCTGTCCTGGGCTTCCAACAAGATTTCAACGCTCATGTCCTGCGAGAACATGTCGTCTGCAACCAGTATCACTTCGACAACCGGCAATCGCGTAGTAATTCGTTTGGCGCCATTCTTGTAGCTCAGCTCCACCACTACCTTGCGCAATTCCGCATGGGGGGTGGTATCCAGCCGCGCTACCAGCACGGGTACGACAGCTTCCGCGAGGGATACTCCGCCGTGGAAATACAGATGCCCCGCACGATAGGGCGCCATGCTGCGGGGCAAGGCTACTTGGGAGAAGTCGCCCCGAATGCCGACCTTATCCGCGCTGACGATCAGGCTGTGA